ACAAGGGTAATGTAGTACTTTAAATCGCTAAAGTGTGATTCCCCAAAGGTTCGGAAAATCGCTTGTTTTGGCTATTTCTCGTCACTTTTGAGAGATGATTTTAGAAAATATTTCATCTGATATTTATTATACAATCTGAGTCAACTATAGTTGATTAACTCCGTGTACTAAAATAGCCCGGGTTATTGACCCGGGCCGGGCGTCTAGTCTCCTCTATATACCGCAAGCATAAATAGAAGAGAAAGTGCAAATATAACAATCATCTTTCGTTCGTTTCTTCTGGTTCTGTTCTTACGTCTTCGATCTCTTCCGGTTCCGTCCTCATATCATCGGCCGGGGCCATATTCAACGCGGCCGCGGGCGTTGAGAATGTCGGAGTCTGCAAGTCGTATTTTGACGCGTCGAGGTTAGAGCCTCGACTCATTGTCGTTGTAACTTTATAGATGCTATTATTATAATAGAAAAGTGTATTTATCGGAAGTGTTACGTTTGTTTTTGTGTTAAATATAATATGATCGTTATTTAACAATGCTTTTAGAGTTCCGTATAGTGTGTCTGGCAAGCTATTTTTTTCGAAAACTGAAACAATTGATTTTATTGCGTGGTTGGCCAACCCTGAGGAAAAAAAGGCGAATCCGTACGAATCTGGAACAAAAACAAGAATTTTTCTATTTGAAAGCGCATAATAGTTAGATAATGCATCACCGGCCCCCCCGTTTTCATTTAGAAAATATAGAGAGATATTAACTACAGTGTCCGGGTCTGTACTGTCTTCTATATCAATTAACGCAAATTTCTCTATAATGTGTGGAAAATATATTTTTGTTGTGGTTGTACCATAAACACCGGTCGTTTCTACTGTTCTTGTATCTGCCGCCAGTAGTGACGCGTCAATTTCAATTTGCGCGGCGCTCCCTGCTGCTGCTGCTGCGCTTTGTGCTGCCGCGCTCGCGCTGTTTCCTGCCTGCGTTGCGCTGTCTGCTGCTGCCGTTGCGCTGCCTGCCGCTGCTGTCGCGCTGCCTGCTGCTGCTGTCTCGCTCTGGCCTGCTGCCGTTGCGCTGTTCCCGGCTGCCGTTGCGCTGTTCCCGGCCTGCGTTGCGCTCGTCGCTGCCGCGCCTGCGCTATTGCTCGCTGCCGTCGCACTGTTGCCGGCTGCCGTTTCGCTGCCTGCAGCGTTTGAGGCTGCCTGCTGCGCGGCATCCCGGGCCGCTCTGCTCTGGTCGCGCGCGTCCATACTTGCAAGGCTCGACTGACTCGCGTTTAATGCGCTCGAATTTGCCGCGCTTGCGCTCGCTGCTGCCGCGTCTCTTGCTGCGAATACATCGGTTAACGCGTCTTCGGCTTTTTGGATTTCAGCGTCGAGCGCCCCGTCAATACCGGCCTCGGCCGTCGCCCAGTCTTGACGCAATTCGTCGAACTTTTGCAGAAACCATCCTAAGTTAAGTGAATGAAAATCTCCCCATGGAAATCTAAACATATAATTCTTTGCTCCTTTCTTAATACACCATGATGCAAAATGATGTAACGAAATCCTCAACGATCCGGTGAATCAGGTTTAAATCCGGGTAAATTTCGAGGTCCCCCCTGAGCATCTGTGCAGGGGTCGTCACGCCGATATTACCATGGATTCGCGAGGTTCTTAACACGTTGTGGTTGCTGTTTTCGTTTTCGTTCGTGCGCCCGGTCGCTGTCTCTGTAGTGGTTCCGGATCCTGTCGTTGTATTCTCCGTTGTGGCTGCCCTCTGCGCGCTGCTGCTGCCGCTCTGGCCGCTCTGCGTCTGCAGGCCCTCCGTGTTATAACCGGCCTTTTTCGTTTCGTTGCTCTCGCTGCCGGCCTCGCTGCTGCTCTCTGCGCGTCTTTCGCTCTGATCCTGACTATTACTACCCGCCCGGGCAGAAACGGCCTCCCCGGTCCTCTCCGTGGCATTTTGCCCGGTTTCGCTGCTCTCTTCCATACGATCATAGTTTTCGATCGGGTTATATTCGAGAGTAGACAGAGTATAAACTTTTTTCCAAACGAAAAACCGCGCCTCTGACCAAAATTTTATTTGTGTTTTCATAAAATCCGCGTCAGGATAAAGGGCCTCGAAATCTTTCGAGCGCATAAGAATTTCATTGATCAACGTATCACGGTTTTCATCGGTATCAAAATCGTCCGGCAGTTTCAGGTTGTCAAACAACGTTTCGTCATAGTTATATAAATCAGTTACGGATAGTGTCGCTCTGTTCGGAAACGGTAACATTCGGTTTAACCCTCCAATCGACCGAGCAATTAACGCCCGGATATAATTTTTTGACTTTCTCGAAACCGGTTCGGATGCTGTTTAACCAACCCTCGGCTATCATTTCGGTTTCGACGTTGTTCGCGTTTACTTCGTCGGTATTGAGTCTCTCGCGCTTGTCGGTATTCGCGTTCGGAATACCTATCTTTGTATCAAATTCCTCTTCGAGCTTTCGCATATCGGAAACGATATCAGAAACGAGATATGTATTTTTCAGGTCCTGGCTGAAAAGCTGCCACTGCGCGTCACCCTCTTCAGAAAACAGCGATTTGTCGATCACAACGGCTGGCTCTCCGCTCGCAATATCCTGATACATCTTTTTGAATGCCTCGGCCTGCGCTTTCGACTTTGCGCCGAAGACAAACGCGATTTTGCTGTTTATCAGGTTAATATCGATTGACTGCGAGCATAGGGCCATTTTAGCCGCATAAAACCCGATAAGATCGCCCGCGCCTCTCCAATCGGGAGCGAGGCGCACGACTTCGCAATCGCGCCCGATCTTCAATTCGCGGCCGCTCTCGTCCGGTAGCAGTTCATTTGATATGATCACGAAATCGGGCTCGAAAAACTGGTTATACCCTCCGGCCGCCCCGTACTGCGGGATAACGCCGAATTCGTTTGTATACAGTACCGGGATATAACCCATGCCGAAAAGAACGTATTTAAAATAATCCTCGTCCCACTCGGCCGGGAGCGTAAATTTAAAAACGTTGGTCATTTTCTGCCAAAGATAACGCGCATAAAACCCGAATGACGCGTTATCTGCGAGATGAAACGTCGAGGGCGAAAAAGAGGCTTTCGCCACGTTCTCGACGTCGTATGGTATAGGCAAATTCACCGTATAACTCCCCCTTTCCGTTTATAAACTATACCATTTTCTTTGCGTTTTTTCAAGACATGGAAAACGCCGAACCATGCCCCGCCACCACTGGACGGGCCCGGACCGGGCGGGACGTAGCCCCCGAAATACTCCCACCAATGCCGCGCCGCGGCTTGTCTCCGCTGGCCGGTCGAGGTCCACGTCGCCGAACGCTCATACCCATCATGAAATATTTTTACTAACGTTTCAATAGAGTAAACGGTCAAATCCGTTTGCGCCTTAAAAGTAGCGAACGGGATCGCGTCATGATAATATTGATTCCATCCGCCGCACGAGCCGTCACTATAGTTTGAACACACCCAATTAAGATAGTGCATTTGAGCGGTTCCGTCGTTCTGGCTCCCCGTCTGGTTTGAATAGTTCGGACCATAACCCGGATACGAGGGCGATTGACTTCGGTATATATAGTTTGCTGCCGGGTCCGATTGAAAAATTCCGTACGCGTGCGCGGTATTATCACCGCACACGACACCGATCCGACTATCGTTAACCGGTAAAACTGTCTCGTACTGCCAACGCCACGGATTATAATCACTTTCTGCCTCGAAATTTCCAAGGGCCGCACAAACTGCAGCCTTTCCCCATCCGAGCGAGGTTAGAATATCCATTACCATAGTGGCGTTATCTGTTGCCTCGCTCGATTCTCGGGTGTATCCGTAGGTTTGTTTATTATGCCACGGCATGATTTTACTCCAAATAAACGCCGGTCGCGAGGGCGTTTTCGATCGCGGTCACTTCCGAGGCATACGCGGCCGGAATTGCAATATGCGGATTTTCACAGAGTACAAAACCACCGTTTAACGTTGAAAGCGCGACTTTCTGCATAAGTGGCCGGCCATGGTCCGAAAGATCGACTCCTGCTGTCGTGAAAAACTCCCCCCAAAACATAAACGGCATCCGGTTATTAAATGATATCGTTGATTGCGCGCCGAACATTTCACACGTGGATTTCATCGCTGCCCCGGCTGACGCCACTTTTCCAAGATCTCCCGCGTTAAGCGGTGTTTCTCCGATCTCATTATAATACTGCTGAAGCTCTTCGTCGCTCGATCCGATAAGGTTTCCGACGCCCTGAACAAGAGACGAGTATGCTTTTTTGAGGATCGCTGCCGGGCTTCCGAATTCGGTCGCTGCTGCTACAGCCGTGTTTTGGATATACTCGCCCACGCTCGCGGGTTTAGCTGTCTGGATAACCGCGACGGGGATATCAACGCCGACTTGCGCCTCGATAACCCGGAAAGGCCGCAACGGTCGCCAATCGGCCCACGTGTCGCCGGTATGGTCCGGGCAAATCGAAAGAATCCCTTTTCCGGTCCGAAGGTCCACCGTATAAACGAAATCGGTCGTTGCGCTTAACAGGGTAGAATCAAGTTCGATCAGCGAGCAAAACGGATAGAACGACACGTAATACCGGGCAAACGGTTCGTAATTCACATAGTTCCCGCGCGAGGCTTCGAGCGGATGCCTGGGCGTCTGACATGATATGAGGTTTGTAAACTCGATGTTAAGCATCGTATTAAATTTGTAAGCGGTCACGCCGAGAGCGATAGTATCATAACCGACGGTTATTCCGGTAACGGCTGATACTAAATTGCGATCGACAAAATCGTTAACGCTATAGGGGTACCACATGCACGAGACGAGATATTGCATGGGGTCCGTGATCGCTTTTTTGAGGCCGTCCGCGAGATCGGAACCACCGTCGGCCCATTGCGTCGTTAAGTTAAACAGTTTATTCATTAACTGAATGAAAACTAAATAACTCATTGCGTAATAATCAACCGAGCCGAACGTTGTTCCCTTTCCAACGACACCAATCACAAAACACCCGTAACTTTGCGCGGCCGGCTGCAGCGGGTTCGCCCTCATATCGTAAATGGTGCCGATAGACGGATAGGCGGCCTTTACGGGATATTTCGTGTCCCGAATAAATCCGTCGTAATTCGCCGAGGCCCTCAAAACATAAAGCTGTTGCGTGAGTATATCCGGCCTAAAAGACGCGAGCGGATCGCTTACGAGATAGGCGACGCCGATCGTTCCGGTTAATACCCAATCGGTTATAAAATAATAGCGTTCGAAATCCGGGATATATGCGTAATTGGTATGCGATAGAGAATTTAAACCGGTAATCGTCGAGGATATTTCGAGTACGGGTTTCGCTATACTGCAGCCGTCTTTGAGTTTCGCCGTGACGGTAGGGCTCGCCGGTATCGACGGCCGGCCGGTCGAGTTTCGCCGCTTCTGAAAATTATATAAATAGACGTCCATGTTATACTCCTTATAAAGCGACGGCCCGGAAGGCCCGGACCGTCATATAGAAAGGAAATCGAACTCTCGATTTAGTCGAGACAAAGAACAACGGCCTTTTCGGTGTTATCCTGACAAGCGGTAAAACGCCCGTGAATATAGGTATTCCAATAAAGGCCCTTCGGGTTATAAATCGGGGCCGGCATGCGGAGATCGCGCATCGCATAACCGAGGGCGTCCCGATCGTGAATAAGGCCGATAACCGTCGCGTTATTAACTGCGGCTCCGGTCTTCGGGCTGCCGGTCGTATCAGTATAAACAGGGGTAGCGTTGATCGTTCCCGGGGTGTCGATACTCTGCCAATAATCGATTGCCTCGTACGTCGGGAGCCGCATCATATCCGCGTTATACAGATTTGAGAGAACCATAGAGTTAATATACTCCATGAACGGCCGGTAAATCGCCACGCGGAGATTATTCGCGTCGGTATGCCGGAGAATGTTCTTGCCGGTGATGTTCGTCTGGAATTTGTTCGAACGGGCTCGCATCTGGCCGACGATCGTGCGGATTCTCGCGTACATCCAACGGACAAACGCGACAAAGTTGTCGCCCTGCATGATATCCTGATTTGTCAGGCTCTGGCCACTGATTTGATTATACTCGGTAAGAAGATGCACAACGCGATCGCTGTCGTTTTCGTCGAGAAGGGCCGCAATAAAGTTGAGCTGCAGCAGGCGGGCCTTCGCCTCTTCGAAACTCTCGCGGTCGTTGCGCCTCTCGGTCACGAGCATCTGGAAAAACTGCGCCAGTTCGGCCGGCCCATGAAACGCAACGTCAAACTGATTTTCAAACGTGGTGAAGTGCTGCATATACGCGACGCTTCCCATAAAATGAGTCTCGAGAACGTCCTGTTTATGGATATCAAACGGGTCGACGGACTCGTGTTTACCGTCCGGGGGATTCTGGCTTGCATCATACGCGACCGGCCAAAGCCACGCGCTGTCGTCTTCCATCTCGTCGGCAACGGGAGCCAGTTTCCGAATGATATTCCCCCAACGCTCGGCGGGGATCGCGAGAGACGCGAGCGGCTGATCGTACGGCCTCTCGGCGAATATGGTCGGCTCCATTACTTGAGTCATCGCATTGAGTACGGGATCTTTACCGATAGCGAGCAACGTTGTTGCGGTCGATATAAACGTCGCAAGATTGGTCAGGTTTCCGATCGCGCTCTGACCGGTCGCCTGTCTAACTACAGAGTTTAGCAGGGTCGCGCCCTGCGTTACTTCCGGGGTGTTAGGCATTGTTTTTCCTCCTTTACATACCACACCATTTTGTCATGATTTCATTTGCTTCGTCGCGCGGGTCCTTGATGCCCCCGCCCGGCTGCCGTGCGTTCGCGAGATTAAACGACTGCAGGGCCTTCGTAAAATCTGCGACGGCTTTCTCGATACGTTCGGCCGCGTCCGGGGTAACGTCCGGCTTCGGGTCCTCTGCCGGTTTCGGATCCTCTGCCGGTTTCGGATCCTCGGCCGGTTTCGGGTCGCCTGCCGGTTTCGGATTCTCGCTCTCTTTTTCGAAAGCGGCGATCTCTTCGGGCGTATAACCGGCTTGAATAAGACCGATATACTCCGATACTTTAAGCTTCACTCTTGTCAACTCCTTTCCTCATCAAGTAAGAATTCCCACGTTAACCGGTCCGTAACAGTATCGCCGTTTAAATAATGTTGAGTCCGGAATTCATGGAGCGCGTTATACGTGGCCATATCGAAACGCCCGGAAATAGTAAGAGGCGGCCGGCCACTTAACCGGAGATTAAGCAGGGCTTGCAAAACGCGCACATAAAAGCCCTCGGCCCCGATCTCGAGAATCGGTGGATCGGAAAAGAAATCAGTTCGCGACAATGGAAATCAGGTAATCCGCTGCGGCGAATGTGTAATCGGCTGCAGCCCCCGGCGCGGTCGTTGCAAAACCGTGAACAATAATATTCGTTCCTGATTTCGTTATACTGTCCGCGCTGATGATGTTGATAACGGCGAGCGACTTTTTGTGTAATGCTACAACGTTCATTTTTCATCGTCCTCTCTTTCGTTTATTTCTTCGGGCTTTTCATTACCAGGCGACGCCGGCTTGATTTTTTCGAAAATGCCCGAGAGGTACTTTGCTATATCCGGGTTTATTTGCCCGATATTCTCGGTGATGCTCCCGGATTCCATAACGCAAAGATAAACGGCAATACTCCGCGCAACGGAAACCGGCAACTTAACCCCGATAATCGGAAAAGTAAGATCGGCCAGGAGCCCGAAAGCAAAAGCGAGCAGTTCCGCGACTTTATGAAAAAGCCCCTTTCGCATTGTCTCGCTCGTATAGTTTCCGAGGGCAGCGGCCTTTATTAATCCGGTCGCGATATCGATAGCGATAAAACCGAGAATAACTATAGCGTCCCTTGCCTGCGGTAAAATGATCGGTAAAATCTGTTCCATGAAATCGCCCCGTTTCAATATCTAAATAAGGCCCGAGTTATGACGCGGCAAACGTCACGCGCCCGGATTCCGTCCGGCTGCCTTTGCGCTTCGGGCCTTTATAACAGTATAATAAACTATTGTATAGCTTTTGTCAAGATGAGTTTGCAATAATAATCATTAAAAGAGATACGCCCGTCAACCCATGCCGTGAATACGAGGGCATAGTCTTTTTTAAATTTCTTAATCGAAAAGGGTTCGGAAATATACTCGGCTTTCGGGGTTCCGGTCCGGTATCTCGTCACGTAATAGCGCGCCTCTGATTTGTGCCGGTAAATATAAACGTCGTCGAATTTTGCTATTATCCGGAATTCGTCGATCGGTTCGGCCCGGACGTATAAATAGTTAGACATATCAAACGCGTTTCCGATTGCCATATCGTTAAACGCCTCGCTCTGGCTTGCTTTGTATAGTGCCGTTTTGCTTTTCTTCTGCGATATCGGAGAATCGGAAAGTTTGAGGATCGCAATTCCCCGATCTTTCAGGTAGCACTCTTCCTGTTTTCCCCGAACCATTTTATCGATATAATTCGTGAGCCCGAAAGCCTCAAAAACCGGCGAGGCTAATTTATTGGCGTTTGAGAGGAAAACCATTTTTAACGGGGCCTCGCCCTCAAGTTCCCGGTTACGGTTTATTGTTTCGTAAAACTGCAGAACGGCCTCGCCCTCTGCCCGGATCGGGCGCGCGGTCTTTTCCGGGATAAACTCGTCATAAATACAAACTTTAATGTCGCGCCCTGAAAATCCTCGAATACTCGATACCGTTGCGAGGGCTGCGGTATAACCGATAGGGGGACCGGCCGGGACGATATCGCCTTTCTCGTTGCGTTCAGTTTTCCAAATTCCTTTGACGTTCTTAACGTTCGGGATCGGTCCTGATATGAGCGGGTCGAGGTTATAGAAATCCGTTACCGGGGTAAACGGTGAAAAGGCCGTATTTCCCACAAGATCCGCCTCGGTTTGCAAACGCCGGAGATATATAAACTTGTCGCCCGTCCTTTCGTGATAATCATAGCAGTATTTGCACGCGCCGAATGTTTTTCCGGTCCCTCGCCCTTGTACGACAAAAATAAACGTATACGGCAAATCAATGATTTTAACCATATCAGTATAGCCGCTCGAAAGATAGTATTTTGATTTCATCGGTTCACTTCCTTATAATAAAATAGCCCGGGAGCACTCCCGGGCCGACCGAAAGGCGGTCTTCCTTTTGTTAATCGTCGAATAGAGCAATTATTAACACTATTGCAAGTGTAACCAATCCGAGAACAAAACCAATAAGAAATGAAATGATATCCATTAGTCGCAATCAAGGACGCAATAGACGAATCGGCGTCCGCTTTTGCTTTCGCCGGACTCGAACCGAATAGAATACGGGTCGTCACCCATGAGGTCCGCAATCTCGAGAAAGGCTTTCTGCAACGTTTGGCTCTGCGCGGTAATGACTTCACCACCTGAAAGGATCGTCAACAGCGTGACCGGATTCCCTTTGCTGTCTTCTTTCTCGTAAACGAGATAAGCATCGACCGGATAGGATCTATCAAGGTCTTCGTCGCTCATTTTTGCGACGCCTTTACTGTCGCCCATTGTGAGACGGTAAAGCATTTTCTTGTCTTCTTCGAGATTTGCAATGTTTGTTCTGATAAGCTTCATTTTGTTGATTTCCTTTCTAAAATCAAGAATCTATTTCCTCGTCTTCCGAGGATAATTTATTATACAAAATCTTCGCCATCCTGTCAATATCAATATACGATAATTCTAATATTCTTTTGTATTCTTCGAGGGTTCCGACTGTATACGGGACCGAGTAAAGATAGACGTTCGAGGTTATATCTATTTCTCGGCCGTCGACGGTATAATGCGAGATCTCCGGTTTTCCGTTGTACTTTGCGGCAATGCTGCCGGCCTCGACAAATATAAACCCGTCTTCGAGAGCATCGACACCCTTCGGTTGCTTTGCAAGTTCGGCCGCGCCTTTCTTCTTGTTGACTCCCGCAATCGTGACATGTATTTCCCGGTCTCCGGCCTTGTTATATTCCTCGTATGCGTATTTTTTCGGCCCGCACGTTTTAAAAACCGGGTACGTCGTTTCACGTTCATATACTCCCATATAATGAACGACGCCTTTCGGATCCCTGGCATACGCGCCATTTCGAATACTGTCAGCTTTCCGGGCCTTGTTATATTCCTCGAAAGCTGCGGCAGCGTGACCGATAAATTTAACCGAGTCAGTATCTGCATAGACGAAATCCGAGAATTTGTTTCCTGGCTTGTTGCGGTTCCGGTATACTATTAAAATTCCGTCCATGAGTCGCCTTCTCGCGAGCGCGGTTGTATAAATTCCCCACTCAAAAGGGAGCCAATAACGGGCATACGCTGCGGCAAATAAAGCTTCCTCCGGGGTCGTTTCGTCGTAATGGAAATCGTTGTCATCGGAAAGAAAATCAATATTTTCTTTTATCGCGCGAGTGGCTGTCATGCCGTATATGCTGTTAATACGATTTTTTGCTTTTGCATATAGATATTCGTTAAACTCGGTTTCTTCTTCGGTCGCGCCTTTTAGCCCCTTCAGTTCCGTTTTCTGTACGTAAAACTTAATAACGAAATCTCGAAAACATTTCGGCAGATAGTCTTTCGAGGCTTTAAACCATGTAATGATTTTTGCATCGTCCCACTCGTAAACGTCTTTTATAATGGTATAATCAACATCACAACAAATGGTTGCGTAAAGGCTCGCGCTGATCACTCGGCCGGTGAAAATTACGGCATCCGCGGAAAGTTCCGTTGACTTGTCCTTTGTCAAGTACGGATCCCCGAAATATCGATCCTTTAATCGCAAGTTGGTAAATTGAATTTCCATTATTATAGCACGTTCCCGCTTGTAAATCAGTTTTTCAAGATAGGGAATATCGATCGGCTGTAGGATCTCGACAAATGGGGTCGAGGGATAGAGACAATTTACAAGCACGTCAGGATAACTGCTTGATCGATCGTACGATGTCACGTTATGCAATAGTTCGTTGCAATACCACCGATTCGCCGTTGTGTCTCCCCCTCGAAAGCATTTCTGCATATACTCATAGAGCCGGGGAGACGGAAAATATTTTTTCGCAAAGTGATAACCGAGATTTTCCCGGATAACCTCTTTACACTCCCGGCGAACGTAGCCCGTCGAGGTATACGGAATTGTTTTCAGGTCGTCGCCCTCACTTGTCATTTGCATTTGTACGGCCTCAACTAAACCGAGTACATCGTTTTGACAATACCTCAACTCCTCGATCGTTAACGGGGACCAATAAAAACGCTGCAGCCCGTAATCGTAATCGTCGAGTTTCTCGTGTTTCACGTGAAATTTTTTCGTAAAGGCTTTTAATGTCATATTCGAAAGAAGATATGAACAACGAAACTCGAAGCGGCCGTCGTACATTGTACAACGTAACACTTTACGACGACGAACGGCAAACACTTCCTCTTTCTTGAATTCATAGATGCCGGCTAAAAACGTAAATTCAAAGGATAAATTATGCACGTATATCACGACACAACGATCATCATATTTTGATAACAGGCGCCCGATCTTAAAAAGTACGTCTTTAAATTCTTGCCACGTTCGGCCGAAAACCGTTAACTCGTTCCCGATCTGGAATTGCCATATATACATCACGCTCTGCTCGATATCGTCGAGGTTCGTTGTCTCAATATCGAAAGCGCACACGCAATCTATGATATCGGGCTTTTTCCCATTTTTCGATTTTTTCCGTTTGATAACGGGGTAGTTTAACAGGATATCGGGCTGGAATTCTGCAGCAGTGCAATAATTTTCTAATGGTAAAGGCAGATAAACCATTTTCTCGCCTCATCTTCTTTTCTTCTTCCATTTCTCAAAAGCGCGTTTTACGCTATCCCGGGCGCGTTTTGTTTCCGGGTCGAGTTCGGGATTGTTACGGCCGGCCGCGTCCTTACCGAGTTTATCCCTCTCATTGTAAAGGTCCCGGATTTTTCCGCGCGTACTTTCTCTCATTGCTGAGTAATAATCCGCGAGGTCGTCGCTGTCAATATATAGGGCTTTCGCCCCGCCTGGCTGTTCTTGAGAGTATATTTCCCGCATAACTCCCATGAATTTACCAAAATCTGCAACGTTCTGTTTATTCACGAAATCAATTCCGCGCGCGTTCAAACGGGCAACGGCTTTCTCATTGCGTTTCTCGCGTCCCTCGGCTGTACTGATAGGCGAAAGTAGGAACCGGCTGATATTCGCATACTCGGCCGCGAGGTCGCGTTTATCCTTTATATCCGCGAGTTTTGCGAACGGTTCCCGGTCCGTCATGTACCCGGCCGCCTGCGCGCGTTTTAGTCGTTTCTGCGCGATATCTCGGAGAACCGTATAATTCGCCCGAACAGCGTTTTGTCCTTTCTGGTTTATTTCAGCCATAACTCCTTCGGTCCGGGGAACTGCCAACAACTCCAAATTCGAGAAGAGCGGTTTTACGCGCGCCATTGATAGAGCTCCTTTCTATTGTATAAATAATAGGTCGTAACTTTTACACTTGAATAGTGATTTCCCTCTACCACTGCGATACCTGCCCCCCACTGGCCGGAGATCGGCAGAAGAACAAACGCGTCGGGGTGGACATAACCGCAACGGATCGAATGACGGACCGATTTAACAATCGATTTTCTTTTGTTTCCGACGACGCGGGTCAAAAACAAGTCGAGGAGTTCCGGCAGATCACCATTTGACCGAAAACAATAATACTCGTATTTTGTGGCCTCGATGCGTCGGGCCGTGATCGATGATCTCCACGGGCGCCGGCTCATGGGCTCGATCTGATCCGGGTGGTTCATTACAAAATCAAAAACCCGGTAAAAATTCAGATAATTATCTTTCGTTGGGAGATTTACTGACATCTTCGCTTTGCTTCCTTTCTGATTTCAATTTCGATCTCCAGTCTCTCTTTAATCGGGATATCGTACCACCCGGCCCCGTATCGCTCATCTATAATTGCGTAATACTCGGCCACTTCCCGGCAGTGCTGTTTAATAAAAGCGGGTGTTATTTCTTGTCTCTTGAATCGCAATATTTTATCAGGCATATACAGCCCCCCTTTCGAGAAATAGTATAGCACGGGACGCGCCAAAAAACAACAAACTTTATTAGAAAATATGTAAAATTTTGTTGCAATTTCTAATAAAGTATGGTATTATATAGACGCTGAAAGATGCCTGGCAGACAGTCAGAACAAATTGAAAAAGGAAAGGAAAACGAAAAATGACAATCAGGGATTTCTTCGGAGGCTTTAGCCTCAACATGGCAAACATCACAATATGTGACTCTAACTATAATCTTCTCATGGCCGGGACGGTACATTTTACAGAAGATGACTACAAATTTCAGGAATTTGATACACTCGCGAATCGCCTAATTCAATCATGGTTTGTTAATCTCCGAGGTGAAATATTCATCATAGTTTTTTAAGACGCGGCCCGGGAGCAATCCCGGGTTTCGTTATGCCCTTGAGTGTCAACTATATTTGACACGATAAACAACTATTGTTGACTCAGATTGTATAATAAATATCAGATGAAATATTTTTTTAAAAACATCGTTCAAAGTGACGAGAAATAGCCAAAACAAGCGATTTTCAGAACCTTTGGGGAATCACACTTTAGCGATTTAAAGTACTACATTACCCTTGT